CAAACCACCGAACTTCTGCACCAATCTTTGAAATATTATTCGAAAGTTGGGTCTCAAGCTTTTCAAATTTTTTACGACTTTTTGTAATAGTTGTTTCATCAACTATTTCCTCGATCAATTCATCTCTTTCAATCGAAAGTTTTTTGTTAGTTTCTTTGAATTTAGACTGATCTGTCTTTTTTTCTTTGATTTTTTCTTTTAAAAGCTTGATAGAATTTTTCTTTGTATTTTTCGCCTCTTCGATAGTCCTATCTTGCAGATCAATTTTGTAGTCCTGCAATTCGCGGTTTTTCTCATTTGTAAAAAGAGAATCTTTCAAGATAGAGGCCCTACCTTTAAGAATATCATTCATAGAAGAAAAGATTTTAATGTCCAGAATGTCCTCGATAATATCTCGACGGTCGTTTGCGCTCAATTGCATAAACGGCACAAATGTCGCACTCCCCAAAATAACGGTTTGTGTGAAAGACTTATAGTTTAGTTTTAAGATATTTTCTTCAAGGTATACCTGACTATCTCGAATCTTAGCATCCTGATCCAACATTTTACCATTGATATAAATTTCAAAGATATTCGGTTTGATGCCACGGCGAATTTGATAATTCGTTTTGCCAATCTTAAAATCTATCTCTATAACACAATCTTTACTATTCACCGAATTGACTAGTTGTGGTTTGTTAATCTTTCTAAAAGATTTTCCAAATAAACTAAATGTCAATGCGTCAAGTATAGTAGATTTGCCCGCACCATTTTCACCTACGATCAATGTGGTCGGAGAATTATTTAATGATACTTCTGTAAAGTAATCACCAGTGGACAGAAAGTTTTTCCACCGGATTTTCTGAAATTCAATCATTTTAAGCCTTTTTCATAATATGGAAATTTTCAAGTAAACCCTTGCGTTTCTCGGCAGCACCTTCTGCGGCAGAAAAACCGCCCCACGAAATATTCAATAACTTGTCATATTTAAAATATTCGCAAGCAATTCTTTTCATATCATCACTAATTGGTGTTTTCTTGCCGGCGGCGCCGTAATCATGCACAATAACAAAACTGAATGTTGCTCCAGGCTTGAGGCAACGATAACACAATTCTACCGTGGGTCTCCAATATCCATCTAACCACTGTTCATATGTCTGGAAAGATTCGTGCGACTGTTCTCCGCCGGTATATATTTCTAAATCATAATAGGGCGGCGAGAAAAATACAGTGTCAAAGTGTTCTGCGTATTTCTCACTAAAATTATGGCGGTTATCTAACTGTTCAGATGGACAACAATAAAACTCTGCCGTTTTCGAATCATCTACAAAAAATCCATTTCGCAAACCTTCACTATATTCGTGCAACAATCTTGACTTTTCGACTACTTCGGGAATCACATCTATGGCAACCATTTCATCATAACCAGAATTTGCAAGACCAATTACAGGGCTACACCATGACATAACCGGAGATAAAAGTTTCTTGCCGTCTGGAAATACATTATTCAAAATCCAACTATATGTATATGGATTGAAAATAGAAGCCCTGTTCGATGTGCCGCGCAATATTGCAAAGAAATCATCATACCTACCTTGTGATATAAATTCCGCAACCTTTGGTGTTAGCAAACAAGAAATATTAAACTTGTTTATTGCCAATCCTGTAAAGGTATCCAACAAAGAACATTTTTCTGATGAATTTGATTTTCCAGTATCCCGATATATACCTTTATATGATATATTTCTAAGCAGTCGACCACTAGTAATTTCCTTGCGGCCGTCTATAATATAACCGTTTTCAATTTTATCACTGGTCCTCTGCACATTAAAACGAAGAAAATTATCCATATCTTTCACGGCAACGTGTTTTTCAAACCAAAGTCTCATCATGTATTCAAAATTTTCGATAAATCCGGTATACAGAGTTTGCGACCAAGAATCAAAATCTAAATGTCTATTATCGTCTTCAGGAAGTTTGAGGGAGTACTCATATAAAGATAGTCTGTCAGCTGTATATGTCTGTTCAGACTCATATCTAAATTCCATTAAAGTTGGTTTAGTATATTCGCCAAAACAATCCACCATAAATGCATCATAATTATAAGTTATCACGTTTCACCTCTCAGAGCGGACACATATAGGTCGCGCATAATGTGTTTCAATTTATTCTTGTCTACATCGATCTCATAATTATCAATATAGTTTGTTAGTAGTGACATGGTATCTTCTGTTGTGTCAATGTCGCCATTTTCTTCAAATTCAAAATCTGTATCATCTACAATAGACAAATCAGCAACGCCCATCTTATAAAGATCGTCTATGAATATGTCAAATTTTAATTGATCGGATTTGGTTGCAACGATAAGTTTTACATATTTGTCTTTCAAATCTTCTGGATAGGACATAGGCTTTGAGTCGTCATACCAGATTTTATGGAACATATTAAAAGGATTTGTGATGAAATCTAAATCATTATCATCTGTGTCTAGGATATGAAACCCCTTTGTATCGTTACAATCGTTCCAAAACATTTCATAAGGCGCACCCAGATAATGTATAGAACCCTGACTCGATTTTGTATGAAAGTGACCCGAGCATGTCAAATCAAATTTATTGAAAAGTTTTACGTCCATACCAGCCTCACATTTGATACCGCGCATCATTTCAAAACCATTCAATTCTAAATGTCCTAGAGCAATCTTTGCTTTCGTTTTTTTGATATGTTTTACTGTTTGATCGTGATTTTCAGAATTTATCCAAGGCACAAAACAAATATCAACACCACCAATATTAAGAGTGGTCGTTTCTGTATAAGTTTTGAAACTATCGCCGAAAAGTTGTTCCATAGAGTTAATACGGTTTGTGTTTTTATAATACACATCGTGATTACCAATAATAAAATAAGTGTCATATTTTTTCATCTTTTCGATAAATCCAGACTTTAGCCCGTCAAGAATATTGTAGTTGATAAACTTCCGCCTATCAGTAACATCGCCAAGATGAATAATAGTATCAATATTATTTTCTTCGAGATAAGGAAAAAAGACTTCATCATAAAACCTCATAAAATATTCATGGAACAACAAAGAGTCGCCACGCGCACCGAAATGGGTGTCCGTAATCAAAGCAATTTTCATGGAGTTTCAGTTTCCTTGCTATTTCTTTTTTCTTTGGCCTTTTCTTTCTTCTTACGTTGAGTTTCCTCAAAGTCTGAAAGAAAATCATCCATATTTGACTGAATAAATTCCATAAAATTATTTTTTACCGGAGTACCATTAGGGCCCTGCATGATTTCATCAATTAATTCCTGATTCTCTAATGACTTGTATTTCACATAAGTCTGTTTCTTTTCCTTTTGAATCCTACGGATAAAGGCATAATAGATAATCTGAGTGAAATATGCAAATGGATTGCTCGACTTTTCTGGATTGAAATTGTCGATATACAAAAGACAGTTTTCTATACCATCAGATATCATTTCATCTTTGTAAGTATAATTGATAAAATTAGGTTTGTAGGATAGATGTTGTGCAATTTTCATAATGCACTCCCCGATATAGTTAGGCACTCTTGGCCTCTCGGTCTCTTTTTCTAATGCATTTTTCACTTCATCTTTGTAAACAATCATTGCAGCCAACAATTGCTTGTTGTCAACATAGTGATTTCTTTTCTGTTTTTTTGCCATAACATATCCTTGTCAATATAATTACTCTATAATACCACAGAAAAAAGATCATGTCAATAGAAAATAAATTTGTTTTTCTTCTTGACAGGGTAAGATTTCGGTGTTACAATAGGTATGTATACCTTTAAAGAATATTATTAATGATATACTTTATTGGTATTGAGAATTTCCATATAGTCCTCAAATGTGACTTCTGGTTCATTTGATCCGGTAGATTTTAGTTTTTCTACTAATTCCAAGGCCTCTTTACCTTCTTTTACTTGATATTCAACAATACCCCTTTTTCTTTTTACAATAGAAACGTAATGGTCTAATACTTCTCCGTCAGGATCTGAGACTGTTAAAATATCATTTAAACTAATTCTTGTTTCTGTGCTTGAGGCGAATTGCAACCAATCAATAAGTGTAGAATTGAAATCTCCTGTATTTGGATTCATAAAAGATTTTATTTCAAATGGATCTTCGAGTGTCCACCAATTCGTCGCTTCTGGGCCTGAATTATTCACTTTACAAATAATTATTTCCTTTGTCATAAGTCGTAATACTTTGTATTCTGAAATATTTTTTTCTTCATTAGTCATAAAGATTTACCTCATTTATTTTGAATTCGAACTTTTCTTCGTTGTAAATATTTATTCTCTCATAAAAATGTCGTATGGCGAAATTCATATATGTCTTATATCTTAGATCGTCTGCAATGTCATACAACACGGCAGATGTTTTTCCATTTCCTTTTCGGAGGCCTCGGCCGATGGATTGTAGATTTCTAATTCTACTTTTCGAGGGAGAAGTAAATACTACGTTGTGCAAGTTCCTTATATTTATACCAGTTGAAAAGGTGCCATATGAGGCGACAATGATTGCATTACTTTCTTGTTCAGTCGTATGTCTTATTTCTTCTCTTACATCCGCCTTTACATTC